AGGTGTTGAACCACTACCATCTTTAACATAATAAGTTGTAGCTGGTTGAGTATATTTTATGCTACAAGCATCGCCCGTACAATGATGACCATCTATAGCGGTTGATACTCTTGAAAATATCGTAAATGTTGCCGCGCCTGTTAAGCCAGCGTTGTCTGTAAATGTTACAGTTAACTGTTTGCTTGTTGCTGGCGTAGAACCAAAGAAACCTGCAAATGTAAATGTACCGCTTGTTCTTATTCTAAACGTACCGGCTGTACCAGGTAATTCAGCTATAGTAAACATACTAGCGTTAGTTCCGCTTAACGCGGCTGTCATACCAGATTGATTTAATGCTGAGTTAGCAGATCCATTAACAGCTGATATATTACCTACTGTATAACTACCTTTACCACCACCGCTATAAGTACTTTGGTTATCTATAAACCCGTTAGCGTTAGTTCCAATTGGATTACTATTTGTTACACTAACTGTAATATCTTGTAATGATGAAGCGTTGTTACTTTGTATTGCTCTAATTTTAATTTCAAAATCATCTGAGCTATTATTATTAAAAGCAAACTGATGTCCTACTTTTAACATGTATCTTGGATCAATATTACCTGAGGCGCCTGCTTGTTCGTTGGTTATACCTACTATGTTATGGCTAGCATCTACCTCAACAACAACTTGTCTTTGAGTAGCTATGTTTGTTGAGTGATTATCATAAAACCATATTTTATAAAAACCAGCGCCAGTGTTTGCTATTGAGGTTATTGTTGTTGCTTCAGCTATTGGTGAAATAATGGATACGTCTTCTGAAGATATTGCTAGTAACTCTGTGTGCTTAAATCTAACTAATGTTCCAGTGCTTGTTAAATCAATAGCGTTAGCAGTAGTTGCATTAGACTGTTTAGCAGAGTGTTTAACTACTGTAATATCATCTTCCTGATCAATAGCAAATTTACCTGTATCAGTACCATCGCTACCATCATTATTAGTAACAGCCATAATCTGAAAGTTAGATATACTTCCTGTGTCTGGTGTTGCTGTTAATTCACCTATTTGTTTTTGTAAAACTGAATTATTTGAGTAATCAAACTCTTCTGGAAAATCAGCTGTTAAAGCTGCTGAATAAGTTTCTTTTACAGCTGTATTTGTTATTCTTATATTTGTTGGGCCAGAAGAAGCAGCTTCGCACTGATCATTTAAATCAGCCACTAAACCACAAGTCGCCGTCTCATAATATATATCAAGATTTGACTCAAAAGGTTTTGTTTCAAAAACAGTTAAACCTTTATCTTTTGCGTTTGGATAACCAAATGGTGAATCACTTTCTAAATTATCAGATGATCTAAGAACAGCCATTGTACCGTCATTACTTTGAAATTCACCTCTTACGTTTACTATTTCATTATCTAGGTTTGGTATTTCAGCTACTGTTGGATTTTTTTCAAAGTCTTGTATAAACGCATACACTCTATCTTTATCTTGTAAGTTTCTAGGTACTAAAGCACCGTCAGCATAAGGACCATTTTTAGCATTTGATCTACTAAATAAACCTTGTGACTTAGCATCACCAATACTCATAACATCAATATACTCTTGACCATCAACACCCATTTTAGAGTTAAAAGAAGATCCAATATCATCATTTATTTGTACGACCTTAGGATACAATTGTACTTCTGAACCAGCTACACCATCTTTAAACTCATCAATATCTTTTACAGATCTAGGTACTTTATTTATATTATCATTAGTTAAACTAAACCATGATCTTGATTTTGATGTTTGGTCAAATTCACCAGCAATAACTTGATCTTGATCATCAGCATCACCATTTGGATTTGTTGTTACACTATGACTATCAATTGTCCAGTTGTTCATTGGGTGAGCTGTGTAGACATTATAATAATCTTGCTCTGTTTGTTTTATTACAACTTTCCAAGAATACCAACCTACTGGACTAGTAGTTGAGTGTGTTTTACTTGCGTCTACTATTCTTGAGTCTTGAAAATCTATATTTAAAGCTTTACCATATGTTTTAAACGTGCTTTCCCAGCTACCATCTGTATTTGCAGCATAAGAATCAGTTTCTGCTACTACCGTATGCGTGTCAGATAAATCATCAGTTTTATAAGTTGATGGTATTACAGGCGACATTCTACCGTATTTATCACATAATACTACACCAGCTTGATATGTTCTTCTTTGTTTTACAGTGTGAAACTTATGCGTTTGTGTATTGTAATAAAAATGACCTGATGTAATACCTTTTTCTACATTACCTTTGTTATCACTAGATATAAAAAAACTTATACCTTTATTACCAGCTTCATCATTTGGCACGTCATAACCAGATGTTATATTTCCATAAACTATTCTGTTGCCAACTATTTCTTGAGCTTTTGCTCTAACAGGAACATCATCAGAAACTCTTATTAATTGTTTTTCTGGTAAAACTTTAAATGGTTCTTTTGCTTTATATGTATACTCTATAGCTGTTCTATAATAAGTAGTACCAGTTTTTGGTGTTACTGTATAATTACTAAAAGGTGTTGTTGATTCGTTGTTAGCAGCGCTTATATCTATACTATCTACTAATTTAAGCGCTACACCATTTGACTCTTTTAATAGTATTTCTACTTCTTTTATTCTTAAACCTTTATCATTATTATAACCATTGTTTACTACATCAACATTGCCACTATCAGTTTCAAACTCTGTAGCAACAAATTCATCTGTTATACTTGGTAAAGGTATACGCATTATGACTTTATCATAAGCGTTTTGCATTATAGGAACAATACCTCTTTCAACAACATCTTGAGAAGATACAGATACTTTTGGTTCGTTTTGAAAAGCAGCAGCGTTTGTGCCTTGGTTAAATTGAAGTGTAGCATCATTTAAAGGTTTAAATACAGGTTGTGTAAATGGTGATATTATAGAATATGTGCCGTCCATATATTTATACCTATATGCAAATCTAATAAACCTTTCTTGCATATAATCAGACTTAACACCTGTAAGAGAAGTTGGATCTGACGTAATTAATGTTTGACCATCAGCTGTGTTAGGATAAGCAGTTAATGTTATCGTAGCATTACCACCACCTCCTGTTATTGTTATTACATCATCTACACTATAACCATAACCTATATCATCATCTGATATTGTAACTGCTGTTATAACGCCAGAGCTTACGGTTGTTATATTTACTTTTAAACCAGTGCCTGTACCACCTGTTGTTACAACGTCGTTAGCTACAGAATAACCAGTGCCACCTACTAAAGTATCAAAGGCAATAGATATAGTGTTTGGCTTATTTAACATTGGCGCTGAATACGGAGCTACTTTTGCAACTGATATTTTTTCTTCTTGACCGTAAGTAGTGTAATAATCTGTATCGTTTCTAGCTAAATCTACATCAATAACTCTTGGTTGATTATAGTTGTCTGTAAAATATAAATAATTACCTATAGTATTTACACCTGTAATATGATGTGTAGTTGAAAAATTTAAGTACAAACCTGAAGCTAAAACTTCTTCAGCGTTGTTACCTTCTTTCATTATAACTTTACAAATATCACCACCACTAGCTCTTTGCATTTGCTTAATATCAGCATTTGGTGAATTACTAGTAAATGAAGTTACAAACCAAAATATTCTATCATTAGATACATCTACATAAGATCCTATAGTAACAATATTATCACCATCACCATCAGCTGTAGTTTGTGCACTTACTTTTTTATTACCTCTAATATTTTCAATAGCACCAACATCTGAATCTTCACTTGTGGCTATAGATATATTTTGAGCCTCTCTGTATTCACCACCTGGAACAAGTCTTTCGTCCAGGTCTTTATTCATACGAGCTTTAGTAAAAATATTTTTTATCTTCGGCATGTATTAGTGTTTAATTTGTTTTGACTTACCTCTCATGGTTTGAGTAAGTTCTTTTATATTTAAATTAGATAATCTAAGTTTAGCGTTACGCATTGCTGCTCTTCTTTCTTTTCTATATCTATTAACAATATATTCTGGAACATTAGCTCTCGTAGATAACATATTAAATAATACATATTTATATAAAGCATCTTCTGCCATTTTATGTACTTTCATTTCAGCATCTGTAGCTAAACCATCTGACACATATTTTATAGTTATAGTTCTACCGCTCATTGATGAGTCAAAACCAAATTGGCCTCCAACTTCGTCTATAGTAAAATAACCATTCATATTTGTTAACTCAGGATCCGCGCCATATCTACCTGAAAAAGAAGATAGTCTATTAGCTATATAATGTGTATACAAAAAGTAATCATCATTTGTAACAGTTCCGTCAAAAACATCTGAGTTAAAGTTTTCGTTAAATCTATCAACGGTAATACCTGGTGTTATTTCTAATATACCTTCGTTTTCATCAAATAAATAATTACCATCACCATCTTGTGCTATAGATTCACTAGGTCTTGATGTAAACTTTGCAGGAAATACTGGGTGTTCAACACCATGTGTATCAACCCAATGTATACCAATATAACTTACATAATCTTGTGGCATAGGTATTTTTAATGTAGGTGGAACATCAACTTCTTGTATTTTTTCTAGTCTTGATATATCATAAGCAAACTCTTGTATACCTCTTTTTGCATGAAATAAAACTTCAGATCTGTTAGCGTGTGGTACTAGTTTACCATTACCAACGTAAGCTATAACAAAATTATTAACTATATCTTTTAGTTTTATATATCTATAATCACCAAGTTCTCTATCAATAAGTTTTACTTTTACTTTAGCGCCAGCTGTTTGGCCACTTGTAAATGTTATATTTGGCGAGCTATATGAGTAAGTACTAGGGTTTACTTCAGTACCGTCTACAAAAACTATAAAGTCAGACGCAGAAGAAGGTAAGCTAGCTACTGTTAACTCAAACACAGTTTGACTTGCTGTTGCTGTAAATTCCTGACTACTATTGTAGTACTGTTTTGCTGTTGTTGTTCCTAATAATCCCATTATTGTTGTTGTTTAGCTAGTTGAGCACCTTGACCTATTTGAACAGCTTGTTGAACCACATTAGGATCTTTAATTATAAACCCTGTATATGCTAAGATGCTTATTATTAATTCTGTTTCTTGTGATGGGTGCAGTGTAAAATCTGTTGATCCTTGAGTATCTGTTTGAGCTACATAAGCAGTAGCGTCATATGTTTGAGTACCATAAGTTGAGTTTGTGGTATAACCCCATCTAGGATCTGCTGGTACTTTTATATATTTAATTCTTAAGTCACCTAATGCCCAACTTTGATCAGTAAAAGCAGGTTCGACAATAATGTCTGCAGCTCTCTGATAATACACAGGAAATGATGTTGTTGGTTTTGTTAAAGGTGAGGATTTTAAATAAGGTAGTCTATTTTTGTCTATTTTTTCGACTTCAATAGTTTCGTTTGTTATTGTTAAGTCAATAGTTTTATACACATCTGTTGGTAAAGTACCAACGCCATTTGTTAGTGTAATATCAGCTTGGGCATAAAACGGATCTATTTGTTCTTGTATTTTTACTGGTATGTCAGCTAAAGCATCGTTTACCCTACCAGCTTTTTCAATATTTAAGAACTTATTATAGTCATAAAACAGTTTGTCTAATAATTCAAGCTGTGCTTGTCTTGCTAAATTATTATATTCAGATGGTGTTAGATAACCTCTTTGTTCTTTGTTTAATATTGACAAGACTGATTTATATACTTTATTTATGTTTATTGCCATAATTTCTTTTTTATAGTAAGTGGTCACCTATAGAGATGACCACCTCTATAAATGATTATTATTTTAATCTTTTTTCAACTTGCTTGAAAACATCAACACCTTCATCGGTTTTAAACCAAGATGCTAGCGCTGAGTATGGGTTTTCATCAAATGGCACATCAAATAATTTTCTATCATTTGTTCCCCATTTAAAATGTCTGTTGTCATTAGATAATTTTATTATGCCAGCTTCAACAGCTCTAATACCCGTATTTCTAATACTTATGTCTTCATCATTCGCAAGATCTAAGAACAATTTTGCATTATTCCTAGCAAATACCATTAAGTCACGTCTAAGTTCCTTAGAAGTCATCTGAGACACTCTATTTCCAATGTCTGTTCTTAATATTGCTTCTGCTCTATCAATATCCATTGATGCGGCAGCATTTAAAGCATCTAATTCCATTTCTAAGTAATCTATGTCACTTTCAGCTATTGCTTCAGCATTATGTTCCATATATGTTTTACCTGACTCTGGATGATATTTTGATAAAAACTCTTGTAGTGTTCGTTGTTCTTTTTCTACAAACAATTGTCCATTTCTAAATACGATGTGACCTAACCTTTGAGGTCCTTTCATTTCGTCAACGAATACTGTGTTTTGATTTCTACAATATTTTATTTCTCTTTCATAACCTTTGTCTTCGTCAAAATAAAATAATTGTCTTGATCTTAATATATAAACAGGCGGTATAGCTGTTGTTTGAAGCTCATATAACCTGTCTTTTACCTCCCAACTTTGTCCTTTTGAAGCGGTTGGCTCTGGTAGTGGCTGTTCAACTACAGCCTTTTTTTTAGTTTTCTTTTCCATGATATAATATAATAAAAGTTAATAAAATAAAGGGCTGGGTGCCGAAGCACCCAACTCTTTAATATAAAGTATTACTTAAGTAATACGAAGTTGTTTGCAGCTTGTACTACTAAACATCTTTCTGATAGATAGTTAATCTCCATCTTATCGATGTTTGAACTAGTTGGTCCACCAACTGATCCAGTCACCCAAGACTTTAATTTTCTATCATCTGCTTGACCTGCTCTATATCTAACGTGTAAGAAAGGTCTTCTTACATTAGATCCTACTTGCTGATCATATACTGAAGAAGTACCAGCTGGTATTAAAATACCTTTGATACCACCAACTAATCCTCTTGTAGAGAAGTCGTTTAAGTATTTCCAATCAGTTTTGTAGAAGTCATAAGAACCTCTTCTAAATCCAGAGAATCCTAGGTTTAATGCCATATCAGATGAGTTTTCAAATACACCGAAAGATGTACCACCATCATAGTTAGCATTAATTTGACCTAACATATCATCAAAGATTAAGTTTGAAGCTCTGTTAAGATATAACATGTTTTCTTCAATAGCACCTTGCTTATCTAGCTCAGCTAATAATAAATCGAAATCCGCTAATGCGTCAGTCGCGTTATCAACTAAGTTAGTAGCTACGATACCTCTGTTTTCAACAGCTGAGAATAAACCTTCAGAACCTTCAATATCACCATAAGTGTCATGAAGTTGAGAGTCTTCAGAGTCTGTAGCAGAAGTATTAACTTTTTCAGCTTCAACCATTGTCATTTCCATGTAGTCATTAAATCTTACTCTTGTGTCTCCAGAAGATTTAAGATACCATAAGTATCCACCTTGTCCGCTTTCACCAGCTACTTCGATCCAACCGATCTGAGCAGTGTCAGAACCATTGATTTCAAAGTGATCTTTGATGATCATTGGTCTGTTTGTGAAAGTTAAGAACTTAGGCTCAAGAGACTTTTGCATAGTGTCAGTTCCTTTTCCGAATTCAGATCCGTATACAAAGAACTTAATTACTTGATCATCAGTACTTCCGATAGTTGCTGAAACGTTTTCTACGTTTTTAGCAGCATAAGGAAAAATATCTAACTGACTACCATTAGCATAAGCTGTAGTACTAGATTCGATACCCTGATTAACATAGGCTTTAAATACAACACCTGCTACTGTACAAACTACAGTTGCACCTTTTCTAATTGCGTGTGCTTCTGTTGCTCCTGTGTCGATGTTAGTAATATTATCAACTAAACCATTTGTTGGGTTGATTTCACCTTGATATGCTAAATGCAATCTACCTTGTTCAGACCAAATAACTTGATCAGACTGTAGAGGCATTTCAGCACTTAACATTGATAAGAAACCAGAAATTGTTCTGTTTCCATATCTATCTACTTCCTGCTCGTATAATTCTGGCAAATACTGTTTAGCCCACCCGTCATTTTGAATATCTAGGTAGTTAGTATCTAATGCCATCTTTTGGTAAGCAGGAGAGATTACTGAGCCGGACGCTGGTCCGGCAAAACTTACTGTTGCCATTATTTATTAATTTTTAATTTTTAACTTTGTTTTAATAGTTTTTCAACTTAAATTTTCGGCTAGAACTAGTGTCGCCGCTTATAACTTTAAATTTATTACCACCAACTTTAACAACACCATCAGACGTTTTTCTTCCATCAACATTTACATTTTTTGCTTCAGAAGTTAATTGTTTAATAGCATCTGCTTTTCCTTGTTGGTAAAAATGATTAGCCAAAGCGTCAGCGTTTTGCGCGGCAAATAAAGATTTATGATAACCTTTAGCGTCTTGTAGCATATTATTTTGATCAATATACTTGCTAAAAACATTTAGCACGTCAGACTGGTTTTCTCTTACTTGTTGCGCGTCTTTAACGTTGTAACGATACTTTTTGTCTCCAACTTGAAAGTCAAAACCTTTGAAGTTCTCATTAAAAACTTGATCAGTTTGTTGATTAAAGTGTTTTTGTTGCTTTGCTGTAAGTTCACTAACCTGAGCTTGTTCTTTATTATAACGGTTAAAAAAGTCAATAGCCTTTTGTTGTTCTGGAGCTAATCTTGAGCCCAACTTGACCTCTTGATAGTATTGTGCTTTCAGACCATCTAAATGGTTTCTTGCTTGTGCAACCGCTTCTTTATGAGCAAGCTGTTTACGTTTTATGTCCCTTGGTTCATCTGTCTCTTCGTCGTAGCTAAAATTATCTTCTAACATAAAATTAACTTCTTCTGAAGACAAATGAGGTTTTGTAGACTTGTAGTACTCTCGCAAGAGTGCTTCGTCATCTACATTTGAGTAATCCGCGTTGAGGCGAACATAATCCTCTAGCGTTCCACCAGTCTCATTCATAAACTTCACGAGTTCTTCAACGTTTTCTGGTAGTTCCATCTCTGGAGTTTTATTTTCTTCTTCTGTAAAAGGATCAGGAGCATCTGTTTCAACAGGCTCTTTTTCTTTTACCTCTTGTTCTTCTTCGTCTGTTACTTCTTGAATAATAGATTCTTCCTGTTGTTCAGGTTTTTCTTCTACTTTTTCTTCAGCTACAGGTTCTTCCACTTTTTCTTCAGTGGGTTCAGGCGCAGGCTTACTAAGATCTATCCTGTAATCTCCGTCTTCGTTTTTATTTGAGGGTGTTTCAACTTTAGTTTCTTCAGATTTAACATCTTCAGTCACTTTTGTTTCTACAACCTCTTCTTGTTGTTTTTCATTTTCCATAATAAGATATTATATAATTGTTTAAAAAATATTATTTTTTAGCGTAGTACGCTATGATACTTCCAGAGTTTACATCTATTTCAGTATAGTTACCATAAATAGTTACGCCTGCAGCAATACTGTCAGATGCGCCTATTTGTAAACCACCAGATCCTTCTGCGTAAACTTCAGATCCATCAGTTGCATCACCAGCCGCGTCTTCTGTGTTTGCAAATCTAGTAGCAGTTTCTGCAACTAAACCTCCTGAAGCATCAAATGTAGTTGCTGCTAATGTAGTAAAAGCAACAAACACATGTTCTGCGGGTGGTTTAATAGCATCACTACTTGCTTTAGTAAATACTGATCCAGCTATATTTCCTGGAAAGTCATTAAATCTCCATGCCATAATTTTTGTTTTTATCTTGGTTCAAATTGTTCTAAATCAAATCCACCTAGATTATCAAAGCCTTTCGACTCAAACTTTTCAGCTGGTAGATCTTTTTTTCTTTGTTCAATCATTTTTGATTGTTGACTAGCTTGTATTCTAGTACGTTCATCTTTACGATCTTCTTTATATTCTTCTTTATCTTTAATCACTTGTGATTCCATGTCTTTTAATCTCATATTTAAATTAAACTCATGTTCCATAAGTTCTTTTTTGATTTCTGCTTCTCTTTCCATTTTCATTATATCAAAATTAGACTCTGATTGAGCTAGTTGAACTTTTTGTTCAGTGATTACTTGATTTTTTTGTGCTTCTGCTTGAGCAGCTTGTTCAGCCGCTTGAGCGTTAGCCTGTGCTTGTGCTTGAATATTTTGTTGTGCTATAGCTTGATCTTGATCTTGCTTTTTCTTTTTTCTTATTTTTAAAACTTGATTAGCTAGTTTTAAATTTCTAACTTGTCTAACATCAATAGCATCTTCTAAGTTTATTTGTTGTTGTTGAAGAGCCATTTGTATATTATTTTCTAATAACTGTTTTTCTTCATCATCAGGCGCTAGTTCTAAGAATATACCAAAATCATGCATATGTAATTCTTTTACTTGGTTAAGCGTTCCTACATTAAATCTACCTAACGAAAGTATAAACTGGTTTTTAGTTTTAGAATATTCTAACACATCTGATATTCTAAGTGAAATAGCTTCAGCTGTTTTTAACGTTATGTAAAGACCAGCTTGTAATATATGTCTTGTTGCTGTATTACTATTAGCGGCTGCAATTTTTTGTAAACCAACTAATGATGCTTTGTCAGGCATGCTACCATCTCTAGCTTCATTTAACCCAGTCACATCTCTCATCATTTGTAAATAATAATTATAAGACTGTATCAGCGCTGCAATTTTAGCATTACCACCTGACGATTGTAACTCTTGTATTGGCATACGACCATTATTAAAGTCACCATCTTGTGTCATTGATCTACCAATAACACTACCAGTTTGAAAATACATGTTTAGCGCTTCTTGTGGATTATAGTTAGTGCCATTACCTAAATCTATTTCAGCTAAACCATCAGCATCTAAAAATACACCATCAGGAACTACTCTTGACATTACCTGCTGTAACTTCAAATGAGTAAGCTGTATCATATCAGCAAAAGTTATCATACGACTAACTAAAGACTCAGGTCTTCCTTTGTACATACGAGGCGCTACAATATTATAACTCATTTGCACTTTTGTAATATCAGACTTGGGTCTTGTCATGTTTTCACATTTTTTCCAGTCTAATAGTATGTCATGATTTAATATTTTTACACCACTATATAAAACCTCTATAGCTCTATCAACTTTTTCAAATCTTGATCTTGCATCTTTTGGTGGATCAAATGTATCATCCTTTTGTAAAGCTTTATCAGCACCAGATGCCATTTCTTTTATTTTAAATACTTGTTTATTAAAAGTTTTATATTCAAAATATAATACATTTATGTACGCTTTATCACTAGCGTCCTCTGGATAATATACATATTTATCATTTTGTTGATTTTCGTATTTATCCTCTAATTCTTTTATTTGCTCCTGTGTTAATTCAGGATATTCTTTAATAAGATCTTTTATTAAAATTCTTTTTACTTCACCTACATAATATAAGTCTGAAAAGTATGGATCATCACTATAAGAATAAACTATATTAGCTGGATCAACATAATCAATTTTTATTCCTTCAGCTTTGTTAAAGCTATTTTTAAGACAAGCAATACCAATAACCGCTAAATCATAATCAGCTCTTTTCTTTACAAAATCATATTTGTTAAGAGCCATTACGTTATCTAATGCTTCTTCTTCTGCTATTTCAATACTTTGCTTGTAATCTAACTGCATGTGTACAGATAGTTCTTCATCATTTTCAGGTAATTTATCAGGATCGTTTTTAAACTTATCAACGCCTGATAATTGTAAAGCTGCATTTTTAAAATTTTTAAACTGCATATCTTCAACCATACCCTCAATATATTCTGTTCTTTGCTTTGCAGCAACGGGATCAATTGAAAATGCTTTTATATCGTAAGTTCTTTCTTGTATTCCATTAACAACAATATCTACAAATTTAGGTATAATAGGCACAGGTTTCCAGTCTAAATTAAGATATGATAAATCACCGTTAATAGATAATTCATCTTTGTATTTTTGTATTGACTGTTCACCTCTAGCATATAGTCTCAGCTCGTGGTATTTTTGTTGAGTATCATAATAGCGATCAGTTCCACGGTCGCTCTTAAACCACTCTTGTTCTATAGCGTTAGCAACCGCCTTGCCATATTCAGGGCTAGACTTCTCAGCGTCAGGCACTGCCTGGCTAGGAAAACTAGATTTTTTTACTTTTGTTTTAATCATTAGTTACTATTTTTGATAACATGCCTTTATTGTTATATTTGGAAAAACCAAAGTTAATTGTTGAGTTTTCTCTTTTAGGACTAGGCCTGTATAAATTTTTATTACAAGCCATAATTGCTAAACCTGAACTAATAGTAGCATCAAACTTTGTTCTATTATTAATATCAAATTTAGCCCAATCATTTAAAGTTGTATTAAATGATATATTACCATATTGTCCTTCTTGTGTTAAACCTACATGCTGTTGTATGTAACTTTCTATTGCAGCAGCATGAGCTTGTTTAATATCTTCACTTGAGTTAGGTATACCACCTATCTCTTTTTCAGCTGTTGATAATTTATTCCATAATCTATCAGGTCTATTCATTGAATAGCCTCTGTAACCTCTACGTTTTAAATAATATAAAAGTCTAGGTTTATTATTTTCTGCGAGTATTGGCATACCGTAAAATACTAGTGCCATTAATACATCTTCAAAAAACATTTCAGCTGTATCAGGTCTTGCAATATATTCTAAAAAAAATGTATTTGGTGGTGCATCTTCCATGCTAAACTTAGTTAAGCCATGTAAAGCACCTTTAGAACCTTTATTGTCAACAGTACCTGATATATCATAACTATCACAGCCAAAAGCACCTATGTGTTCATTAGCTGGTAGTTTTTTACCATTTTTTAATATATATCTATTTTGCAAGCTTATTGGTGGTACCCATGATAAATTAAACCTACCTGTTTCGTCTGGATAAAATCTAACATTTGTATCTTTAATACCATTTTCCCATACAAAACTACCTTTTATAGGTTTTGCTTGCATTTCATTATAATCAATTTGCTCGTATATTTTTACTAAGTTAAATATACTGTTTTTAGTTTCATCTCTGAAAGCATGTTCTTCAGTTCTTGGAAACTGTCTATAATATTCGTTTAAAGCATCTTGATCATTTTTTAACCCATCCGCTTCATTTTGCCAGTGTGCAATAACTCCCGTATCAATGAGATCGTTATGAGGACCATATACTTCTTCCTTAGGATTTTCAAATACAGGTATCCCGTATTCGTCAATAAAACCTTCATAGTTC